AGATGTTTCAGCATCAGCCTTTCTGGATTGGGCTTCTCTTAATGAAAAGTTAGCGTCATCCAGAGGCGTTTGACGGTTAGAGAATAATGCCTGAGACAAATTCTGGAGCGTTGCACCGACATGGGTTTGAGGACGAAAGGTATTAGCAAATTGGGTCATCGTGATAGCCAGCTACTTGTTGGAATTGAAGGTGTTCCTGAGTTAGGTGTCCATGAGGATTTGAATGGCTTAGGCACTCCGGTTGCGCCATATAAACTAGCTGCTTGGCCACCAAAATTAAACACATCCGCCACTGTCCGTAAACCTTCGCTACCTCTACCGGCCTGTGAAAGCTCAAAATCTGCCGTTCTGGAGTCACCAGCTACATTGCTATTAATGCCTGATATTTGACGGCCTGAATCAATGTTGCCCAAATTATTAGTAAATAGCGCATCAGAGATACTGTTTAGTTTGCTCGTTGCTTGAGCCTCCTTTTTGCCCTTATCAACACTCTCAACAATTTTACGTGAAATGTCTTTTTTAAGGCCATCCGGTGCTGCCCCTGCATAGAGGTTGTCTGAGTCGGGAGCTGCTTCAACAGGTAATGCGGCATTACGGTCTGCCTCTGACTGAGCGAGCAAATCTTGTATATTACCGGGCTCATACTGCTTGGCTGCTAGTGCGGCCTCAGAGTCGGCTTTGCCTTGGTTAATTAGGTTACGAGTACGGTAAGATTCGCTAATGCTGTCACGCTTCTTTCTATCGTTTTTGTTAGCTACAAAGGTGGATGCTGACCCAGCTGCAGCTGCGGCAAGTCCAGCTATTTCTACCCCGGTGCACATTAGGATATATTCCTTACAGAGTCATTGCCGCCGCCCTTAAATAATAAACTTGGGCTGCGTGAGGTGTACCCGGCATTTGAAGCTGTTTTCCTGTTTTGATTCTGAGTTGCAACTTGTTGGAAGAAGTCGGCAAGAGGTTCAAATCCACCCGGAGATGAAAGTGAATTAGCCCTATTAAGGGACAGGTTGGCAATGCTGCTCGGATCAGTTCCAGACTGAGCAAGCGCATATAAATCACTTTGAGCGTTTGATACGTCACCCTGCAGCCTACGAGAATATGCTATGGCATCATTTTTTACTTTGTCTCGGCCTTGGTTATAAAGATCTTGAATGTCGCCATGTGCTCTGCCTGCAGCGGTGCTAGACGACAAGTTATTGTTTGCCAGACTTAATACCGTGCTCCGCTTAGCGTCACTGAACTGTTCGTCAAGCTGAGGTAAATAATTATCCATGTAGGATGTTCGGGCATTCTCATAAAACTCAGGGTTGAATGATGCGCCAAACTGTTTATCGATAGATGCGCGTGAGGTTGCTATTGATGCTTGTCTCGCCTCCTCATCAGCTCTCGCCTGTGATGCTCCACCGTCACCGCCACCGCCTCCACACATAACTGCCTCCTAACCTACGTTTCTAATGGGTCTGTCTTTGTTTATGCTAGAACGGAAAAGCGTTTCTTGCAAATTAGTTCTACCACCTTGAGATTGGCTGCTGTTACCGTCACCGGTTGAAATAGGTGCTGCTGTTGTTCCCGGTGTCTTTTGTGTTGATTGATTGTTTAATGAATTGGCTCGGCCAGCGCCTCTTAATGCCAGCGAATTACCGATAATATCATTTAGCCCTAAACTGCTTACTACATCACTTGGGTTCTCATTTTGGAGCCGTTGAGTGGCGTTGTTGGTATATGCATTAAAACCTTTAGTGTCTAGTGCTTTTACAGGATTGAAAAATGAGCCGTCTGGCCTGTATGCAGCGTCATCTGCAATATTTGTTTTCACGGTATTTCTGCCAGTGAAGTTGGTTGTGTCATACCCAGCTGAAATCGCTTCTTGATTTGATGGCGTTCTATTCGTTTGTTTAGCTAATTGGAGCTGTGCAATGAAATCATCAAGAGTAGGGGCACCTCTTGCAAAGTCTCCAGCACTTCGTATTTGCCTAGAAACTACATCCCGGTCAGATGAAAACACCGGGTCTTGGTTTGATTTAACTGACTCAAAACACATCACGTATCTCCAATTACTTTATAAAATCTTCTGATTCCTGAGCCAAACACATATGTCTCATCTTGCACTAAGCCTAACACCTTAAACCATTTTGATGTCATTCCATGCCTGCACGCGCTAAAAGTCTCAATCATTGTCGCGCCAGTTTTGTTCGCCTGATCTTCCATTAATTTTTTCATCTGACGTGTTAATGACAAGAAGTTTGGAGTGAAGTCATTGGTGGCCATCATCCACGTTCTATAACATCCCGGGGAAACAGTGTAAGCACCGAAAGCCGCTATAGGCTTGCCGCCAGCCATGGCAATATAGGCTTGTGGGTCATCGATACGCTCATAAATATAATCCATAACATCGTGGCCGTCCTCCATGCCAAAAACCATTACTTCCTCTTTTCCTCTTTCCCACATATTAGCCACGACTTCTGCAGCGTGCATCATGTCTAAAGGCTCAATATTAACCGCCATCCGTCTCACTCTCCAGTAAATTATAGTGCAGTATTAGTGTAGAAATACTCGCCGCACCAGCTGCGGTGCAAACGAGTTTTGGGGACACCATTGGCCAATCGCCAAGAACATCGGTATTGTCTTCCAGTAGAGAGAAGCCGTTTATTTGTCCAATTTGAGCAGCCTTATTAAGATCTTCTGGATCCACCAATAACGTCATCGCCCATGAATTAACAGCCATCAAATCAACGCTATGCCAAGATTTGTAATGCCCGGGCTTCCCAGCGTCCAAGAATGGAAGCCAGCACGTCACTGTTGAGCTGTCATAAGTAGCGTTATCTGAACCACCATATTTATAAATAATATCGCCAGACCTAACATATGGACCTGTATTGTCGCCTGAGTCAGCAAGCCATTCAGGTGAAAAGCCCGGTTCATACCACGTCCAGCCAGATATTTTAGAGCCCGGGAAGTAGCTGAACACTAGAATTTTGTTATCAATAGCCAGCCAGTAACGACTATCTTCTGGCTCTATAATGCTTGGAATTGCCTGTATTTGTGCCGCTGTAAGTGGTGCCAGCCACTCCTGAACCAATGTATCGACCAGTGTGCCCACGTCATTTACAGATGCATTATTTGATGAGTCTCTCGCCCTTAATGATCTCACCCCTGTTGAATCAAGGTAAAAAACATCAGTGTCTCCAAAGGACTGGATGCTTCTACCGGAGCGGGTACCAGTACGTCTTAATGTTTGGAGCCTTATGTTGTTATTGTCATCAGCCTCCACGTACCAAATCTGAATTGTTTTGTTTGAGAATACAGCCATATTCCCCTGATAAGCAGCTAGTCCGTAAAGTTTGCTAGAACCTTCGTCTTGATTGCTCATATTGACAGCGCCAGCACCAATATCATCATCAGTGTTCCATGCGGTGGCGCTGTTTACGGCAGAGAAATTCATAATGCTTTCGGCGGTGCCGTACATTTTTGTGTCGTGCGTTAATACAAATTCAGCAACAGTGTCCGGGTTGCCTTGGTGCCCAAACACCTTTGTTGCAAGGATGATCGTGAATAAATCACCAACCTCAAACGTGCCGGTAATTTGTGCAGTATATTTTTGGGCCACATTTGACGTGCCTGAAACACCGCCAGCCATGTCCACGATGCTGCCAACCGTCATATCGCCTGCGACTGTACTTGTGATTAAAAAACCATTGGGGCCAGAGCCAGTGGCGGCTGCAGCGCTTATCGTAACCGTTCCAGCTGAGGCGGTTGCGGTGTACTCCGGGCTTGATGTTGTTGAGTTAATTTGCACCGCTATTAAAGCTGCTGTAGCACTGTTTGATGTCGTCCAGTCTACAGCTGTTGTCAAGATCTCAATTCCGTCTACTTTTACACTGGTGATTTTATTTGTTCCAGCATTAGACGTGCCGCCGGTAACTTTAAATGTTCCAGTAGCAACAACCTCAGTACCACCGGACACATTAGCAACAGTTTCAGTCAATGTAATATCTTGGTCATCCGTGCCGCCCACATCTTCTGTGGCCTTGGTAATTGTATACGGGACACCCGCCGCCGCCGCTGTAATAGTCACTGTATCGGTTGCTTGAGTCGCGGTATAAGCAGTGTCTGCCGCTATCAAATCTTTCAGGTGCTCTGCTACTCCATTAACATTCGTCATGCCAGCGCGAACTCTACCAGAGTGCCAATCACCGACTATAACGCCGTTATAAAAGTGAATTAACTCGTCGCCAGTGTACTTAGCAATTGCGTAAATCTTGCCCTCATAAAGCGTGCTAAAAACCATCGCTATCATCGCTAAACCATCAGGGTGCTGCAATCTCTGATAATTAACGCCAGATGGCAGACTTCCGGGAGTGGATACTGAGCCAAACACATAAACAGTAGTATTGACCGTTTGAAGACCAAACGTGCTCATTGTGTCTAGGTCATATGTGGATACGAAAGATTTTGCTTTTTCAAAGTCACCGCCCCGAGTGAGGTGGCCATTAATTCCTTGCCAGAGCGAGCCCTGCTTACTGGCGTATATTGGTCGCCTGCGGTCTACTCCAGCGGCCATATTCTCTACAACAATGTAAGGCATTATGTTCTCTCATTGTAAACGGCAATTGTTCGAGGCCAACCTGTTTCAGACATCGGTGGTGGCCAGTCAGAGGCATCGCCAGCAACGCCAACACGGACGTTTCTATCGACGTTGGTATTTGCTCGCATCTGCCAGTATCGCTTGTCGGCATCAGCGCGTAATCTGTCAGCGCGTTTTTGATTCTTGCCTTCCATCATGTCAGCTGCAGCGTGTAGCACTATCATCCGATCATCAAGGTCCAGCTTGTCAGTATCTTGTACCAGCGGAGTTAATTTCTTTCGGCCAGAGAACCAGATTAATTTATCATTTGAGCTGGGTAACGGCCAAACTTCAAACTGGTCCTCTCCGTAATAAGCCCACTTTAAAGCAGGCTCAGAACGCTCATCATCATCACTATCAAAAGCGCTGTAATCATCTGGGCCAATGCCTTCCCTTAACGGTATCCAGACATCGTGATGTTTGTACCAGACATTGAAATCATGATCTTGATCTAAGTTGGTAGGGAAATCGTAATAGCGTTGGCCAGCTGCCAGAGTCTTCTTGGCATCGCCTTTCTTGAGTTTCATAAATGGCCATTCAAATTCAGACTCGTAAAACTCCTGAATTGCGCGAATACGCTCTTTAATATTCTGCCGGTAATCGTTACCAGCGGCAGAGTTAGTGGTGGACTTGGTTTCTCTCAAAACCGAGTCCACCGTATTCTGCAATGTGGCGTGTCTGGCCATCTAAATTATTCCAGCGTTTTATGGATTGCTTCGGCTACCTTAGCGCTATCGCCGTCACCAACATAAGAGACTGCTTCTGAGTCAACATGCTGTGGCGCATCACCTCTAGCACCAGCCTCGTTAAGAACATCAGCAATGCTGGCATTTTTAGCCTCGGCCTCAATTACTTCGAAATTAGTAATGTAGTCTTTAGGGTCAATATCTTGCCCAGTGAAGTCTTCCACATAAACGCCAAATACCCGGTGCACCATTTTTGGTTTATAGGTAAATGCCATCTGTTTCAAATCTTCATTTTCATCGTAGTCCTTGATGGTGCCAACATCTTCAATTTTAATAACACCATCACGGCCATGTACGTGGCGCAGCATCAAAACTTCCTTTGCTGAAATGCCATGCTTAGGCACCTCATGAGTCATCTGTCCTGCTGGTCTTACACAAACATTATATGCCTTCATCTCTCGCTTACCTCTGTTGTCAAAAAGGGAGAACCATCACGGCTCTCCCTTCGATTCTAACTTAAACTGAGCTTTATGCTATAGAGTAAACGCCGTTTGCGTTTAACTGGTTACAACATAATGCACCGGTATAAGTCATTGAACGATACATGACATAGCGTTCTGGAGGTCGCGCCGGGGTGTGAGTCTTGCGATCTTCACCTTCCATCGTTTTCAGATAGATTCGACGTTCATCAAACCAGTAGCCGTACTTAGACAGGCTCAAATCATCAAGCGCTGGGTCGTACTGCAACATAATGCCCTTAAAAGCGACATCAGCTATGGATGCATCAATAACCTTCTTGTTGGCCCAGCCTTCAAGTGTGTAGTTACCCTTAGAGCGTAACTCTTTCTCAAATGCATCGAGAAAGTCAGAACCACAAAGGAATTTACTAGGCTTGCCTCTAAACCGTCTCAGCTGACGCTGCTCTTGCTGCAACGCATTAACCAAGTTCTGGTTAGACGCTGTGCTTGAGTCAATTGCCAATTGAGCCCGGTTTCTCCACCACGTATTAGCAGTACGATCAATACCAAACGATGTGCCAGCTGCAGTAGGAGCGTCCAGAAGAAAAGAGCGCATTCCCGGGACTGCCTTAGCATCCTGAGTACCATCACGCCAAAGCATGTCGGTAAATGAACGGGCAAAGCCCTCCATCATGTCCTCGATTTTGTCTTCCAAAAGATTGGTCAACACCACCATTTCTGAATCACTATGCTGACTTGTTGATTTTGAGTTCATCGTGTCAGTGATACTAATACCGGACATTTTCAGCTCGGTTAGCGTCATAGAAATACCAGCATGGATTTCATACCATTTTACTTGGGTACGTTTTATGTTGGCCGGGTTTGTGTAACTTACTTCATCATCGTGGGAGTAACCCTGAACACCAGTGCTATATTCACCCTTAACTGGGTCGGTGATAAATTCTTTACCGCCCGGGAAGGTTTTTTGTTTCCCCATAAGGCAGTCAAATAATGGACGGTCTTGAATCACCTGTGAATAAGCTGGTCCTTTGACATGGTAATCAAGTAATGCATTAGATGCGTTTTCAAGTTCTGCGACTGTAAATGGCATTTCAAATCTCCGATTTACCCAGCAGCCATAGCGTTTTTCACTACGTCTAGCCCATTAGTTGGGGCTGTTACCGGGTTATTACCTAAGTTTGCTCCATTTCCTTGAATGTTAGTTACTGATTTCTTCGTCGGCATAAAGCCAGCAAATTCTTTCAGTATCTCTGCCTTGGCTTGCTCAGCAAGTTTAACGGCATTTTCGGGTGACGTTGGCTGATTCGAACCAGCTAACATTGCCAACCTATCACGGACATGTGGCATGAGTTTAGAATAATCAGCATCGTTCTTGCTCCATTCGGTTTCCCAATTAGTCACTGAGTTTTTCATGCTCGTGATTAATTCATTCCCCTGCTTGACGCGATCAGCTTGTTGCTGTTCTTCAAGTGATTGCTGGTCTTGTTGGTTTCGGTTATCAAGCTGTGTTTTAAGCAGCGAGTTCCTAGCCCGATCAGTAGACATCGCATAAGCAGTGTCTTTATCAATCACTCCGTCAGTCAGTTTCGTCTGGATGTCATCGGGCAGCACATTACCAGTTACCTTTAATAGCGCACTATAGTAAGGCTCAATCATTTCCAAAGCAGCTGCAGGGTCATTCTTAAAGGCCGACATAATATTCAGCCCGTTATTGAAATCATCTCCATTAAGATTTTTGGTTTTTAAAAACGTATTCAACTCTTGATAATTATCAGCTTGAGCTTTTACATCACCGTTTTCAAAATCCTGAACCTTTGCCGCTAATTCTTGATTTTGCTGTACGACTTCTTTCCAGCGTGGGTGTTCATGGAATGGTGGTAATTCTTTTGCCGCATCCTTTTCAGCTGCTTCGTCATTGGCCCCAGTCTCTTGGCTGGAACTGTCTTCTGCATTTGCTGCGTTTGAATTACCCTGATTATCCTTTGAGGTCGGTGAAGCCTCCTCAGAATTTTCCTTCATCACACTCTTTACCACATCTAAAGGCGATTTAGTCTGTTCTGGTTTTGTATCTCCCGTTTGCTCGGTAGACGATCCCGTGCCATTAGCGTCTTCTGCAGTAGGTGATGCTGCAACTTCTGCACCTTGATGTTCAGCCAGATAACTCTGGCTATTTTCTTCTCCGGTAGACGATTCCGGCGCTGTGACTTTATCAGTCATTTAGCGTCTCTCCTGTGGTTGTTTAAAAAACTATAGCAGATAATTACCGTACATCAAAAAGCGCTATGTATCGGGTTTCCAAAATCATCGGCTTCTAAAGTGGTTTCTTCGCCTGCTTTCGGCACCTTTGTCATCTCGACAAGGTTTGGGTTTGGCATGGCTGAAATGAATGCCAGAGCCGCTTTTGCGGTGACTCCTAAGAATCCACCGGTATCACCAGTATCGTAAGCATACCCCTTGTTTGGGGCTTTCTTAGAATACGAAACTTCTATATTTTCGTAGCCAGCATCTTCAAGTGCTGCCTTTATTTTACTTTTACTCATGAAAAACATCTCCTCATTATCCTACTGGAAAGGCCGGTTGCCCGCCCGGGGCTGATACTTGAGGGTTTTCCATGTTGTTGCCGCCTTGGTCGCCCTGCATGTTTGGATCATTTGTAGTGCCAGCAGTATTCCCAGAACCATTGTCCTGTGTGGGTGCTCCACCGCCAGCGCCTTGCTGTTGAATTTTAGCCATAGCATTCATGGCCATAACACTTGGCATACCTTCGGTAAATGCCTCGTTTAACTCCATCTTGTCATCCATTCTGGTAAGCAGTTGCTCTGCCAGCCATCGTGGATTAATTCCGGGTATTTGAATCAAGTACGGCACCACACGCTCTGCATTAGCAAGCTCCTGTGATTTGTTTGGTCTGCCACTTGAGCCAGCTTGTATCTGCAAAACAATCTCATCAGCCGCTTCCTGTGCACTGAACTGAGGCCATACTGCTCCGGGTCCAACTAATTCTTTTACAGTATTCACGTCCATATTTAACAATAGGACTTGCCCAGAATCTCTGGCCACATCGGTCATCACGTCATCCAAGTCGTCGATATTTGACTCAACACTGCTCACTCGTGATTGCTCTGCGACTGAAATCTCCGTGGCTGTATCGCCAGATGAGCCACCGAAAGTAGCCTCATGCTCACCAGTTGCACGTAGAACATCTGTAAACAAATATTCAACGTCATACATATTCGGGTCGATATTGGCTATTGGCTTGGCAATCAGTAGCTTATTAATATCAAGGTTTTGTGTTACCGGGATATTTAATTGCAGTAATTCATGCGCTAAATGTTCACCAAGTTTCATCTGGTCAGTTTCACCCCACATTCCTTTTGGTGAAATCCACGCTGGTCTGCTGGCAATCCTATGCTCTCGTAATGCTTCTCGGGCACGGTTGTATTCTTTTTGCTGGTCAACCATTAGCTCGACATCAGATGGCGGGAATATATTCTTTTCATCTTCCAGATCATTAAATGTAAGAGAGTGGTATGGGTGGCCTTGCTCGAATTTAATTTCCGGTGTGAAATCTTGTTTTAGAAAATCTTTGTACCCTTCACAAAAATAATACTTATTGCCTAACTCGATATGATGCACTTCCCATACACGACACATACCCTTGTTTGAGCCCGGTGTCTGGCTCATGCCTGCAGCCACGTTCCGGTTCATGTTTTTGTCGTAGCCCTTGTAATCAGTGCCCACGTCGACCTTAAACATTTTCTTCACTTGATCGCGTGTCATGTAATATTCTTGGGCAATCCAGTCGGCACCTAAGAATCCTTTCAGTTGTGTGGTGTTAGGTGAAGGGATAATGCTGGTAGCCCGTGGGTAATCAAACATCAGTCCTTCACGAATAATCATTTGTTCTTCGGCCATGACAGCCTCAACCGCTATTCTCAAGCGCTCAGACTCTTTCGAGTTCTCTTCGATTTCACCGTCAGCCATATCCGCTGCCAGCATTTCTAGTTCTTGAAGTCGTGCGCTGAAATCTTGAATGCGTGTTAATTGGTCAGGGGAAGGCTCCATATCGCGCTGGAAATTAATTTTTATGTAGCCAACGCCGCATATCAATGAGCGTCTCACTAATTGCTTTATTTGCAGCTTAAAGCGAGGTCTGGCCTCATTCATGTAGTAGTCGTACAGCATCTCTAATGTCTTGGCTATGCTGTCAAATTGTGTTTTTCGGATAGTGCCTTGATGAAAGTCTTCTAGCACCATTTGCATAACTGGATCATCAGGCATCTGTTGCGCCATCATCAAAGTGTCAGGGTTCTCATCCCAGATAGCAAAATCCATTCGTTTTCGTCTTTCTGCTACTGCCCGTGGATTTTTGGCGTACAGAGAAGCGACTCGCTTTTGAACGTGACGATGTACTAAATTAACACGGTATCGGTCATCATCCTTGCTGGCAGACCACTGCTCGCCTCTGGCAAACCGCATATTATTTTCCATTTGCTTAAAGGCATCTTTATAATAATTATCCTTAGCATCTTTAATAACAGCGTGCCATGCGGTCACATACTCGACACGCTCATCACCGATGTCGGGAACTCCACGTTGGATTGTATTTTGTTGCTCTTCGATCACCATCCGTCTACGCTCCCGACTGAATTATTTTGTTTGGACTTGACAGATTGTGACTTAACCCAGCCAAAAGTGCCAACAGCGCCATTACTTTTTTGTTTACCGGGCTCAGAGTCAGCGAATAATTGCGCGTGCAATCCTTGTCCTATTAGTGACAAGGCATCAACTAAATCATCTTCTTTGTCGTCGCCAGAGCCGGTGAATTGAAGTAATTGGTTAAACGCTCTAGGCCACCATTCTGCCTCACGAGGAAATCTCACTTTACCCTGAGACATGCGGCCACGTATGGCTGTAGCTCTAGCGCCTTTGTTTTTGGTGGATGGCAGTTTCTCAAAATATTTGTATATCTTGTTGGCTGCTAAATACTTCATTAGGAAAGGTCCAACCGCTTTATCGAGCTGGCCTTTTTCACAATAGACGGTCATCGGATCATAAAATTCCAGATGAGCTGCAATAAATTCTATTGTCTGATCTGCTGGCTTCTTATCCCAAAATATTTCTGGCAAAATCCATAACGTGTCATCTTCATCAAGGCCAGCTGATAAGCAGACCGTTGAATCATTCACTTTTTTCTCACCTACGGCCAAGTCAAACCCAGTGTATTTTGTCAAATACGTTGGCAATTCATTCATGGCATATGTGTAATTATCAATCATCTCACGCTTAAAGAATGCGCCCTCTGGAGGGGTTGGCCGTTGTTGGTACAGCGCGTTCCAGTCTCGTGGACCAAGTACATCACGAATCTCGTGCAACGCTTTTATGGGGTACTTACTAGGCCATAGGGCTTTTTCTTTTGGAGTATTTTCGTGCTGGATGGCAGGGAGGTCTAAGCGGTGCCATTTATCAATTTCACTTTGCTTCATGTAATCAGTCGATAGCAACCGGCCAACCATGTCATCCTCGTGCCAGCGGGTCATTATAATCACCACTCGGCCACCGGGCATTAAACGTGTAAAAGCGGTGGAGGTGAACCAGTCCCAGCGTTTTTCTCGTATCGTTAATGACTCAGCTTCATCACGGTTTTTAAACGGGTCATCGATAACAAGTAAATCAGCGCCACGCCCGGTCAGTGCACCACCAACGCCAGCAAATATCATCATGCCGCCATCTACGATCTCCATCCGAGATGCGCTACGTGTTTCAGTCTTAGGGGCTACTCCGGGGAACACTTCTTTAAACTCTGGCGAGGTAATAATGTCTCGGGCTGTGCGTCCAAAGTCACCAGCAAAATCACTTGAATAGGTTGCAAATATAACCTGTCGGCTTTTGTCTTTGCCAACGAACCAAGTGGGAAATCGTTTTGATGCTAATTCGCTCTTCCCATGTCTTGGGGGCATTGTGATGATAAGTCTTAGAATATTACCTTTCTCAACATCCTCCAACGCTTGTGCTATCGCTTTATGATGTAGTGCAGCCTTATAGCGGGTAGCCATGATGTCATTGGGCTTGGTGTGGTCTGGCATCGTCAATTCGACGAATGGCATTAGGTGGTCGCGGGAATCTTCTATTTTGACTTGTCTTTGTATTATCGCTATCTGCTGGTCAATCGCAGCAATTTTCTCTTCTTTAGTTGGCTTATCTGCCATTACATTTTTTTTATGTGCTCACTGTTACTAAGCACGTCCTTTTCTAAATTATCTATCCGCAAATTGACGGAAATAAAATCTGATTTTGCTTGTTTTTCTGTGTAGCGCGTATTGTTTGCTAATGTCACTTTTTCATTAAGCACTTCAAATTTAACATTCAAGACTTCGATTGCCGTAGTAGCGTCCACTGTTTTGCTCGATATGTACAAAATACCTAGCAATATTAAAGAAGCCATTATGCTCTGCCCATGCCGCTCCCAAGTGCCTGACTCTGCGCGATGCTCTCTGTAGTCCTCTTCCATGTTATCGCCCTGCCTTTTATTATTGTTATTCATGATATTGGATGTCTGGATTTTTTGGCCAATATTCATCAGTCGTCCAGTCATAGCCTGCTACCTCAGAAGCTAATGACAGTGCGTTAATTGCATTTTCATGGATTTGATAGCGCTTATTGCATCTCGTTAAATGCCCAAGCGGTTTCCCAGTATGGCCATTTAATTTCTGCATAAACTCAGGCCATTGGCTAAATGTAATGATCGTTTTGTGATCTCTAATCGTATACATGATAATTTCATCTGTATCTTGCGGTGGATTAGCGGCAAGTCCAGCGGCCAATAGCGCGTATTCTGTCAGGCTTTGAATGTCAGAACGCCAACCTTTAGATAAAGCAGAAAACCCTCCAGATTTTATGCCTTCGGAATATTGTCTCAACGCACGGATGCGCTTTTGCTTTAACTTATTAATGTCTTTGTAGCCGGTAATGGTCGCTTGGTTTCGTGCGATGCCGTTAGTATTGTCACGGACCCATGACTGAGTGTAAGTTCTGTCTTCATCAACAGAGTCAACAACGAGCTCGTAAACGTAAAAAGCCACACGTTTTGCAACGGTGAGCTTACGGAAATAGTCGGCTGGTACTTGTTGGCCAGTAATGGGGTGCTTTAAATCTTTGCCACTTGTTTTAAATGGCTGAATCTTAGTAGGCGCTGCCTGATCACCCGGCCAGTAATAAAAACTCATATATGCCTCCAAGTAAAAATATTAAATACATCGCTAACCATCCACGCCATCGTTCGATAAATGACCAGTCTCCGTCATGCCATTCTCTGGCTATAAAGCCTGCCGCTGGAGTCGCCACCATATACGCTATTGGCACCACCGCATAATATTTATTTACAAAAGCAAGCCCGATGAACACCGCTGACCACAATAAACCGAGAGCCCCAAGAGTCCACCATGCGTTAGATGTCCACTGGTATTTCTCCCAGTCACCCTTCCGGTCAACGCCATCTATTTTGTAGCGTGCGTGACCTAGCAAGGCTTTGCCTGTTGGATTGCCAGTACCGAATATTTGAGCCGCTATAGGCATCCAGACAAGCGCTAACAAACTCCAAAAGCTGTATTGGCCACCGCACGCATAAATAATCATTACAGCGGTTAGCATCATGCTAGGTATTTTCAAGCTGATACGCGATCTACTGTTTAAGTAGCCAGCAAATAGACCACCGCGAGTATTATCGGCATACCCATTGAGTGGAATGCATAGTAATTTTATGTCTTCAATTGTGATCATGCTGCTAGTTGTCCACCGTTCTTTTTGATTCCCCACCAAA